TGGCAATTGCCCCTCCTACCCTCGTGGTCGAAAGTATGCACTGCTTGTAATTCTCCCCACTGTTCGGCCATTGGTAAACAGTCCCCACAATACTTGCGTAGTCGTAAAGATGTTCTTGTTTTGCCCCATTGGATACCGTTGCAGCAGTGCCATCACCCCAATCAGTGCTTGCGGTAAGGTTGGGGTATTTGACCGTGACCCTGTTCAATCTGTTCTCGAACACTATCACGAGCATACAAACCCGCTCGTTTGCGGATGTTAGTTCAGGCAAAGCAAGGTAGTCTGGATTACGGACGTACCCGCCTGTTTGTGGCACACTATTTACGTTGACCGTCCTTGTTCCTTGGTTGTATGTTGGGGTGTAGGGCAGACTGTCGCGGGTGACCGTCAGCGCATAGGTGTCCTCCGCTTGCAAGCTGTCAACCGCCACCGTGTTAATCGTCACATCGGTATTCGCTATCACAACTTTACCCGCTACTATCGTTCCCGCATTTGTGAGGTCTTCGCTTACTACTGGAACGTTTAGCGCGCCTCCGCTTGGAGCTGTACCGAACGGGGCGGTGTTGACGGTTACGGTTGCGGCAGGTGCTACTATTGTTGCCCCTGCGCCAGACGCGATTGAACCGCTGTCTAATGTGTTTGCTGGTACATCGGTATCAACGAGGGTGTAGGTGGCATCTGGAACCTCCACACCCACACTCGGAGTGACTGTTCCGACCGCATCACCTTCAGAATTAAGGACTGGAATATCGACTTCATCACCCGCCTCCGCATCAATGTAGAATGTGCCGTTTACACTTATTTCTGCGCCAACAATAGGTGGAACTGGTATATTATCACCAGTGAATATGTAGCCCTTTTCGGTCAGTCCTAATTTGACCTGTGTATCGTAACCCGCTATCAATTCAGGCGTAACCACCCCATTACGGTCTGGTGCGCGAACAACAAATGTAATTCGCCCTTGAACCGATGAAGTGCCGTCACCATCCGTAGGTTGCGCGTACTCGATTAAAGTCACCTTGCGCGATTCAATGAACGGAGGCGCAAATCCAAGGGTCTTATATCGGCTATCCTCCAATATTCCACGACACACTCCTAAAAGTTTCTGTAACCTGAACGCGGCCAGACTATCACCACGGACGGAAGATGTTGATTTTGCCGAAGTATGAACGTCTATCGTGAATGTATGTTCACCATCGGTATTGCGTTGGGTCTGCTCACTGTATGTATTCCTGTTTACGGATACATTAACAGCGGGTAATTCTGTAAGGTCAAACATGATCGACCTCTCCACATACACCGTAGCGTTCAGTTTCGGGTCACCTGCAAATGTTGCCTGTGAAGGCAATTCATCCACAAGTATCTCCGCTATCCTATTGCGGATGAGTTCAAAAGCCTGTGTTGGTATTGCTGCGGGTATCTGTGGCATTATTGATAGTCTCCAAGTACCATTACAACCAATCCGAATGTTTCATCAGGCCACACCTCGCGAACAATCAATTGAACGCCCTGAACCGTTACTCTATGGTTCACCAATGCAACATCGTTATTGCCGTCTCTGAACGGGTAATCTGCATCTGTCATTGCCGACATTGATACCGTGACATGAACATTACGACCGCGCATAGGTAGGCCAGTATCAGGGTCTACTTTAAGGAAGTGGCTCGATGTCGTACCTGTCAACGTAGCTGTATCTGTGCCGTTAGTAAGCACGACCGTAACCCCGAACTGATCGGAGTTGCCAAGTATATCGGCCACGTCTCTTTTTACTATGTCAATCAGACCCATGTACGTTGCGAATTTAGTACAAAAAAAGGGGCAACTAAGCCCCTCTCTTTATGTGCGTGTAGATAGCTTTCAACCTACCAACATGGCATATAGTTCAGCTTTTGGAGTGAACACCTTTGGAGCCTTATCACCCAATGCTTCTTTGATCTCTTTAGCTGTCATCTCATCTATTGTAGGCCACGCCTTTGGAGCGTTGGCAAGCATGACAGATTCAATGATTGATGGCTCAATTGTCGGGGTTACTGCGTCAACAGTGATGCCCCCATCATTTGCCTTCAAGAAACCTTTAGCCACCAATTCAGAAGCATCAGAGGCTAACTGCGATTGAGTTACAACATCGCCACTGGAGTAGACCTTATTTCTAAGGCCACCCAGTGACAGTGCTATTACGGTGTAGCTTAACATTAAGCAATTGCTTTGAAAGTGTAGATCTGATCCACTGCAACAGGGATAGCGATACCCGCTGATTTGATGTGAACCTCGTGGGCAGTTCTGCGTTGGTCAAAGAACTCCTGCACAAGGTATGCGCCACGTTGCGGGATATTACCACCCTCGATCAGTTGCGGTACTGCCGCGAATCCCAATTTGAACATCGGGTTCTCAGGCAATACCACCACCTTTTTCGGATCAAGGTATTCTTGTTGAACGCCTGCTGAATCAGTGTAGTACTGTTCGTACGTCCAAATGTTGAACAGATACGAACCCGCGCTGATCTGCCCGTGAAGCGTTGCGCCCACTGCGTTGCGCTGCGGCATCATCACAGTTCCGAGGTCGATTCTACGCATATCCTGAACGGCCTGAAACGTGGTGTTGTTCAGCATGACATTGAGAACATCGCTGCCCACGATCGCATTGAACACTGCGCCAGCCGCTTTGCCCTCTTTGCGAAGGAACTCCCCAGCGGCCTTGAACGCTGCCCGTGGATCAACGCTGTTGGTTGTCCAGTAACCTCCCGCGCTCACAAGGTCAACTAAGGATCCCGCCTTGCGCTTAAAGTCGATGTTGTCACCGTTAGCAAGTGTAACGATGCCAGTAGTTAGAACCTCCGCACATTGTTTTTCGTAGCTGCGTTCGATGGTCTGGCGCATAGTTACCACGTCCTCCGCCAATTCAGCGGCCAACTGCGCGAATGCAGGGGCTGAACCTGAGCTGATCACGGTGTCATAAAGACGGTGATCGTTAGCAACAAGATACTGGTGGTACATAGGAGGAACCCATATCTTCTCAGTTGACTTGTCGAACGTTACCAGATTACCATCGCTGTGACGCTTAACGTCAATAGCTACAGATTCAGTACCGCGCCTAACGCCAATGCTGATCTCTTTGGTCATGCTCTCCTCTGCGGGAAAGAACGAGCGAAGAAACTCCGTTGGGGTGGTTTTCTCCTTGTAGATTGCGATCAGTTTCTTTGTAAAAAGATTCTGAACGTCTTGAACTGGAATTGCCATTTTTTCTAAGTGTTAGGCGGTTAGGAGTTGTCGAATGCGGTAAGGTCAGTGCCTGTTACCAAGTGAATGCCAACTGTGTCGGACGCGATCCTGTCTTCAACTGTTTTGGCTGCGATAACCGTTGCAAGCGTAGTTCCTGCCACGAACACAAGGCCGTTAGCATCAACTTCACCACATACGCAGATTGAAAGGTTAGCTTCATCACCAGCGCCAATAGTGACCTCTTCGGCATTGATGCCAACAGGATACTGCGATCCGTCAGAAGCGTCCTTATCGAGCAGAACAACCTTACCAGTTGCGGCAATGCGACCCATCACAGACCCGACCGCAATAGTCAGATCATCGTATGAATCACCGTTCTCGCATACAACCGTCTCATAGCGGTTGCTGCCCAAGAACATTTTGAACCAATCGAAATTGGTAAACCTCGCATTTGAGGATGAGTAAGATGTGGTTGCAGAACTTGCCATGATTACTTGATGTTAAGAAGGGTGTTTACTTGTGCCTCCAAAGCGGCAAGCTCTGGATTGACCGTATCGGCAACAGTAGTTGTCGGCTCCGTTGTTGCAACAGGCTTTGGACTGCCGTCCTCAAGTGCGGTAACTTGACTTGCGGCAAATGCTTTACGGCTGAACTCTGCGGTAGCGGTAGCGGTAATGTTTTCGCCTGACTTGATGCCTTCGGTCACTGCCTTGACATCTACATCCGCGAATACTGCCCACGCACCAACGCGGTCACGTTCCTGACTGATTCCTGCTTTAACAGCAGCGGCATAAACATCAGGGTGTTCAGCCTTCAAGGTTTCAATGGTCATTGCCGTTGTTTTTGGTTTAATTATCGGTTCACTCTTTGCGGCCAATTTCAGGCCAGTAGCGCGTTCTCCCACCGCAAGTAGTCTGGCTTCAATCTCGGCCTGTTTGCTTGGGGTAATGGTGTTTATTTTGGTGACGATGCCTAATTTCTTAGCCTGTTGTGCTGTAAGCAGAACGTCTACGCGGCTATCACGGCTGAACATTTCGTCAATGGTCACGCCCGTGATCTTAGCCCATTGGTCGGCATCTACTTTTGCCTCAAGGGCTGCACGGAGGTCGGCATTTGCTTTCGTCAGTAGTTGCTCACGGTAGCCCTCCATCATTTTCGCGTCACGTTCTATCCATTCGGGATACGCGGCACGATGAAATGTAAGAGTTGAAACGTCCAACGCCTCCACCTCATCTGAAAACAGAATGAAGTTTGCGGCCATTGATGCAGCAGAGCCGTCTACTTTAACCGACTTCTTTCCTTTGAACTCGTTGAACTTGGCGATCATGCCATATCCGTAGTCCACATCACCACCATTGGAGTTGACGCGAACAATGACATCATCACCCTCGGCATCGTTAACGGCACGGATGAACTCACGAGCAGAGCTGCTATAGATTTCACCGTAAAGAAGTACCTCCTTTGCCATTTGGGGGCAAAACAACGCAACGCCTTTGCTCTACTGAATTATTTTCCGAATTATCGTAATTTTACCGAAACCTTTACGACATGGCACTACCAGAAATAAGGATCACCAACGTGGATGAAAAACTCCACGCCACATTGATAAACATTGCCAATAATAAAGGGATAAGCCTATCGGCTTTGATGAAGCACCACCTCGATGGTATTATCCAGTCGTACCCTGACCGCTTGAAGGTGAAGCGACCTCGGGATTTTTGATACCTACGCGGGTTGCTTCTTTGACCTCTTCGGCAAACTGAGCAAGGTTGCTATCTGAATTGCCACCATTGACAACCTCCGTAGCGGCCTCAATTGTAGTAAGCGGTATAACGTCACCCAATGCCCCAAGTTTAGCGCGCTCGGCTTTCACTACCTTGTAGGGGTCAATGTGCGGCATTGATACGCCTATCCATCGTGTCTTTTGGTACGCCTCGATTATCTCATAATTACCTTGCGCCATTGCGGTAAGGTACATCGGGGCGTTCACCTTGTTTGTCAATATCTGCAAGTGCAACCATAGGTCAAATATGGGCTGATAGTACTGCATTGAGAAGTCGCCACGGGCAACATCCAAAGCATGTGACCAGTCGCCCCTTGCCGCGTGTGACGCGCTGAAATTGCTATTGTAGGCCGACATTGCCACCTCTTCGGGTATGCCAATAGCGGCACAGATCAATTTGATATTGACGGTGTAGAAGTCATTGAAGTATAGCGGATTCCTATTCTCCAATATCTTTAATTCTGCGCCAACGGGGTTATTGATGAACGCCTTATTATTGGTTGCCGCAACTACGTTATTCCTATATTTACCATCGTCAGTGATCGGAAGGTCTGACGCGCTTGCATTTGATTCAAAGTTGAATGCCCTTGCAAGTGATCCAGATAAAGGATTCTCACCTGTTGATGCGGCTGTATGCACGGCCTGATAAGCAACTTTCGCGACCTCTTCGGCACTGCCAACGGTCGCCTCTTTGTATCGTTCAAGTTTCTTTAACGTCTCCAGAACAGTGCCGATAAGCGGCATACCACGATAAGACCCGATGCGGAGTTTCGACCCATAGACCATATAGGCCATCTTCATGCCCGACTTCGGCTCAATGGCTGCAATTCGTTCGTAAGTGGTCAAACCTGTTTTTACATGGTACGCCACTACCTTTCCCGTACTTCGGTCAAATTCCACACCGTCAACGATGTTATCACTCAATGCGGCCAATGGGTTGCAAACGTTCTGCCCGTCGATCTGCTGAATGACTATGCGTCCTTTTTTGACGCGGAGCACAATAAGAACATCGCCCCCGATTATAGCCGACTTGTGAGCGATTGCAGCGTTTCGGTTAAGGTCAACGGCCTCTGCAATATCTGAACGCTTTGAAGACGCGAACAATTCCCACCTTGCCTCGGCAAACTCATTGAACTTTTCGGAGTCAAAACCACTTACACCCTCCTGTTCAAGTACCAACTTTGCGGGTTCGCAGCGGAGTTTAAGCCCTTGACCAATTACCCATGTAGTCCACTTGTTCAATACGATCTGCGCAACCTCGCTTTCAACATACGCTTGCCACGAACGCACCCGCAACATGGGGTAATTCATAAGGTAGTTTCGAGCAGGGCCGATCTCTCCTAAGTTCTTCTCCCCATCATAACTGAATGTCCACGACTGCCCGACATATCCGACCTGTTCACGGTTGAATATCGCCTTTGGTTTCTCATTGCCAGTCACCGCGTTAATTATATTCCGAATGACTCCCATCTTACCAGTTGTTTCCAGTGAAGTTCTTGCCGTCAACCAAACGAACATAGCCTGTTTTGTTAAGCTGTCTCATGTACGTTTGCTCCATTCTTTCCAATTCGGTGATCGTTGCGGCCAGTTCAGTAGGCGACCTGTTCACCGTTTTGATCTTTGTCTGTCCATCATCGAGCCAGTACTCCGAAATATTACCAGTGAGCGCAGCCTTCAATTGAGCGTCAAACAGTGCGGTTATCAATGCACGTACACGCGAAAGCCTGTCTGCAAGTGTAGCAACACTTGTAACATACTCAAATTCAGATAGAAAAACTACGCTCATGATTTCGCAAAGTTACAACGTTTTCACCTCATCTATTTTAGCCCCCGAAATGTCGGCATTTGATTGCTGCCCAGTCACCGTTGGTGGTGAAGGTGCGCCAACTCCTGCCGTTGGGTGTTGGTGTAGATTGTAGGTCAGATTCACAAAGTTGTTGAAATCATCCCGTAGCGTGTTGAATGCCGTTTCAAGTTTAGAATACCTGACCATGTTATCAGTATCACCTCCGACCTCGCACGTGCCGTCTGCACGTAAGTATATGGCAAATTGAACGGCTCCATCGCTGTCGGTGGAGTAGATACGCGTACCGCCCACCTCCGCCAATTGTTCGGGGTTGATGTACCCAATGATCACAGGCTTACCCTTTTCCGTTGTCTCACTGTAAACTGCCAGCCAATCCTTTACGGGGTTGCTGTCGATGCCATGCGGTAACGCCTGAAACGGGGTCTGCACGTCCGACCGACCGAACCGCAATACCTTTATCAGTCGCCTGTTCAGGTTATCCAATTGGGTTGATATTACGCGGGTCAACTGCATCACGAGAAGATATTAACGGGGTCAACGCTGCCAAAAACAGACGGTAATACACAGGTCAAAGTTGCCGTGTTCGATTCAGTGTTTCCATTCAATGTGACCGATTGTACGAATAGGCGAATACGACCGAACAGAAAGGCGTTAGGAGCGGTAACAGTAACTATCCTGTTTGGTCTTATCAACTGCCCTCCAATATCCCACCTGTCGGTCGTAATCTTCACCTGTATGTTCTTTAATTCCTCCGACAACATTACCCTCGCAGCTTGCGGAGTGTTATTGTCGGTTCCGCTACTTTGCACCGTCACCTTTGGGCGTTTGACCGATACAAAAGGATTGGTAACGCTATCCTCTGCTGCGTTTGTTGTTTCCGTAGATGCCTGACCGATCACGCTAATGGTGTCGTGCATGGCCTGACCGTTAACAGATAACTCCACCGATGTATTCGGGGCGGTTCCGTCAAAGTGAGCGATAGGCGTACCGTTCACATTCGCCTTTGTCAATACCAGATTACCGTTCGGGGTATGGCTAAGAATGATGTTCTTTTGCGCGGCAAGTTCTGCAAGGTAGGCTTTGATGGTCTGTTTAGGGTCGGCAGTCGTGGTCGTGAATTGCTGATCTGCCAGTTCTTTAACTGAATCGCTTACGACAACTGAAAGCCCAAACGGTTCGCATAGCTTTTCGGCCAACTCCTTTAACGTAAGGCCGTCCGATTGCAAGGGGTAACTGCTCAATGGTGTTTGGCAGTCCTCCAATACGCCTGACTTTGAGTAGCCCGACAATCGCGCAAGTGTTGCGGTCGGTTGTTCTGTGAATGTGTGTGAGAGGATCGTGCCAGTGATCAGTGTTTCGCCTTCATGCGTTACCTGACAACTACGGTAACTGCACGGCCTGAACAATGTTTTGTGGTCTGCGTTATCTGGATTGAAATACGCGGCAAATGAGAATGCGGAGGCCACGCTGTCATAATTGAGCGTTACCGAAACATCATTGAAGCGATCGTATGTTTTGCCGTTGACTTTCAGTTCCATCACCCAACGTAATAAACGACCACTGTATTTGCCCGAACAACAAGCATCTGCGAAAGTCCGAACCCGTTTGTATTTATGAACCTGTCAATGTTCGTATCGGTCACGTCTATGCCGTAAAACCTATGCGTAAGATTGATAATGTCGCTATCGTATTCCAAGATCACAGACCTCTCTTGCTGTGCATTCAATGCAATATCGAACACGCCCGAAATAGACGCGCCAACAAGTTGCGAAAGGTCACTTTGCGCCTGACCATCTGGGATATAACTATCAGGTGATCCGCCCGTCTCAGTTTGCATACCATCCAACGCTGTAAGGTAGTCCGTGTATAACGTTGTGATCTGGTCAATAACAGATAACGCGGCCATTGTCGAGCCGTAGTCGCCTGTTTGCGGGTTAACGGCTGTTGATGCGGTTGCGCCTACTATTGTACCTGCATTTGCTTCATACGTCCTTTTTTGAAAAGGTGTAAGCGCGTTGGTAATTGAGTTGGTCAGTAGATCGAATTGTGAGCGTAACGTATTCAATCGGCTTTCAACTGATTGCTGAAATTGCGAAGGCGCGTTTATCATTGCCTGAATTTCGCGCATGGCCGTAAGTGGCTCATTGGTCGCATTCAGTATTGAAGTTGAAGCCGTGTTGAACGCCTTGAAATAGGTGTTTCCATCTGCTCCCGTGACCGTTTTCGCACCTTCATTATACACCGTTTGCGTTTGGGTCTGCAATGTGTTCTGAACCTGACTATCTACTTGAACGGGTGCAGCAAGTGATTCATCGGAAATGGCTTTCAGTTCCGCCACACGTTCTGGCGCGTTCACCGTTGCCGTTACTCCGTCCTCTGCTATTGTCTCCAATAACACACCCGTTATTTTGGTGACGTTGTGTTGCGTGTTGTCAAACGTCAATGATGCAGCATGAACGGTCAAACGCCCATAGTACGGGTGAGTTACTGTCCACGGCCTAACGTCTTTCGCGCTTGTCTCAAATGCAGTGGACGTGTCTAAGTGGTCTTCGCCTTGGAAATAGATTTCGAGCGGAAACCTCCTGCCTTTTGGTCTACGTTTCTCAATCAAAGTGCCGTCCACTCCGACAAAATTGAACTCCGAAATGTTATATTCCGTTGACTTTTGCCAGTTCACGGATAGTGGTCGGTATTCCCTGCCGTCTCCAGTGGTAATAATGTATTCGTTCGTGACAAGTTCAGTCCAACTCATAGCGCTTTGAATTGCTGAATTATCCTATTACCTTCTTTAACCCATATGGTCGGGGTTGATCTGACGGTTTCATTGGCAGCCTGTTCGCTGAACCTTGTGGCCGTCACCTTTACCGACCTACCACTTTTGTAAGTGTATATCGGTGTTTTTTTGATGCGTAGCTTACCTTTTACCTTGTCAATCGCAGTAATTCTGTAAACAACATTCGGTTCAAAGTTGCCAACAACTGCGCCACCGACACCTGCAAAAATAGCAGACTTGAAAAAGCGTTCCTGTCTGTTTTTTCCAGTTGCCTTTGATGAATCAACTACGCGACCAATTCGGCCTAATCTGTTCTTTGCGGCCACCATTCGGCTGCGGCTTTTTCCAGTCCTTGCCGTCTCCAATGGAATGAATGAACGCCCACCAATTCGGCCTCCATGTTCTTGTTTCTCTAAGTCTTCCACGGCCTTCGCGCTTGTGCCGCCCCGACCTTGAAACCCGACCTCCGACCGCATTGAATCCATGTCGTTACCCTTTGCCATATTGACGCGGGAAAACGCCTTAAAGAAATTCGGCTTTCGCTGTGTGAATGTATCCTTTGCACTTTTAGGTAACGTCCTTTTCTTAACATCAAATGCCAATGCGTTCAATGTGCCACGCACTGCATTCGGCAGGGCATTCTTGCCCACCGATTCCAGTTTCGCGGTCATTACGACCATCGCATCAGTATTGATGTTAATTGTTGTCATATCAACGGTAAACTCGGATTTCCACGTAACCCGACCAATCATCGTCCAACGCGCCAGTTTCGTCCTCAATGAGAATCAGAACAGCGTCATCACTGAATCGCGTTATCTTACCGTAACGCTGCAACGTCTGTACTGAAATGAACCCGACCGTTTTTGCAACGTCAAACTCACCTATCAACGTGGCTGAATACGTTCCGCCTATCGACCGCGCAAGTACGACCGTACCACTTAATGTATTTTCCATAACAACGGCAGTAGGTGCGCCAGTTCCCGATTGAGTGAGTGCCGCAACATAGCAGTCGTAAGGACGTGCTGCCTTCTGCAATGCTGTTATCAACTGATAACCGTTCGTCTCGTTGTCGGGCAAACCGTTAGCGGTTATGCCAGATATTCGCAGCAATTTGTCAAAGAATATCTGCACGTCACCATTTGTAAGGACGTTTACGGGTGTTCCTGACGGGTCGTTCTTGATCTGACCATTGGGGTATGCCGTAAGGTCTGATGTATCTCGGTTCGGGTAATTGACTATTCCTATTGCCATGACTTAAACGTAATTGATGAAAAGAAACGCTACGGTTTGAGCGGGTTTTAATTTGAGTATGAGTTGACGAAATTCGGTTTCACGGGTCGCGTCCACGTTGGCAAATGTACCAACGGGATCGCCACCTATAAAGAAGGATGCCCGAAAGTTGATGCCTTGCGATTGCAGTAGGTCTAACGATGGGTCTATGTAGTTCATAACCTTGTTATTGTAATTGCCTCCGTAGCTACCTTGACCGTAGTTGAAACCTCCGTAATTCAGTGGGGTAATGAGTGTGTTTGTCGCAATGTCTGTGGCAGAACCGTAATTCCCGCCACCGAAATTAAAGCTGCCGTAGTTGCTGCCCGTAACCTGTGCGGCCATCACATCTACTGGGTCTTGAGCGGGTATATTCTCAAATACGAACACATTGAACCCTGCCGCTTGCAATTGCCCCTCGATGTACGCCCTTGCCTGACGCGGTTTGATCGTGCCTGGGTGATTTATCTTTCGGATAAGTGCCGCCTTTCGCTGTTCTAATGTCAGTGAAGTGTTGGTGATCAAACCTAACCTTCTTTCCCACTCCAAAGCGTCCTCTGCTGTGAAGTCTGGATTATCGGGTAATATCGCATTGAGAATGCCAAGTGCATCGTCATACGCTTGCGCCTCCGATATGGATAGCGCACGGATAACCCTATCGCCAACGCCACCAAAAGGAAACTTGAAAGCCCTACCTTTCGGGTATAGCCTTCGCGTCAGTTCCTGTATGGTTTCCTGTGTTGTCATTATGCGAATGTAACTGTTCCAAGTTCGGGTATTTCGCCGTTCAGAAATTGGTATGTGGTCACGGTATTGGTCGCAACCTCCAATGTCAATGAGTTGAAAAATCCTGTTGGTTGCGCGTTCTGAATAGTGAAGATCAGCAGGTTGGTGTTCAGTACATCGTTACGTTCTGCCAGTACGTCTGCACCTGCCACAAATGGGCGAATACTATCCAACAACTCCCCTATTGCCGTTGTGATATTGGTCTGTATTTCCGTGGTCAATCCAACGTAACCTGTAATAGTGATGTCCACCAACTTTGGCGCAACTGGCAAGTAGTTCACGATGGCGGTAATAGGCTTTCTGCCGCGTTCATTCAGTGGTTTTGTCGTGTCGGGGTCTTGCTCAACAACGGCCTGAACAGCTGTCAATAATGCACCAGACGGTACGCCGTTACCGCTATCGGATTCGATGAACAGATTGATTTCAGAAACAAGGCCAGTAGCTGTAAATGGGTACACTTGCCGTACCCCTGTCGCATCTGCCGACCATACGCGGTAATCACTTGCCGCGCCTCCCTGCGGCTCTAATCGGTACGCCTGTATTCCCTTTGTTCTGTAGTCCTCAATAGGCTCCGATGCTTGCGGTGGTGTAGGTATTGCGGTGACAATGGCCTCACGGTTCACGTTCGCAATTGGCGCGGTCGCGGTCAATGTGTCATTTATCACAAGTTGCGATTCCACCCCTGCCGTCAATGCCCGAACGTTGATCGTATCGGTTGCGGCAACCAACGTATAAGGCGCGTCCAATATGAACAGGAACCCCGCATTTAATGACGTATCATCGCTTTTAAATGTGGTCTGCGCGGGTATCACTGCCCCGATCGTACCAGTGACCTCAATAGTGTATATTCCCGCAATAGGCGGAAAGGGTAGGCGGTTCAATTTGACCAGTCCGAAACGCTCCAAAGTGCCGCCTATTGCCACAGGATCGGCAGTATCAATAAATATGTTTTTCTGAACGCGGCCTAATGCCAAGTAAAACAGTTTCAACTTAGCGGCCTGCACAGCTGCGTATGCGCGTAGCATTACGCGACCTGTTGACGGTATCTGAATGCCTAATTCGCCTTCAATATCAGCAATGATAGAAGCATATAACTGCGCTAATGTTGGTATCGGTGTCATAATCCGCTGACTTCAATTGTAAGTGTTTTGGTCACGCCACCCGCTGTAATGTTGTATGTATATGTGCCTTCAAGGTATGAATCGAAGACAAGCGATATGAAACTTACGCATTCACCCTCCGCCAATTCTGAAGGAATAAATGTTGCCGTAAATTCAGAATCACCGTTTCCGCTTATTGCTATTTCATTCCACTTTTTACCCCGTGAGAAAATAAGCAATACTGAAATATTGACATTACTACCAATTTCCATATCAATAGGCGATCCAAGGCCGCCTACCAATTGACCATTAACGAACGCAAGTCCAGTATATGCGAAGTCGGGAATGCCAGTAAGATACGCCACTATCCCATTCAGCACCTCACGCATCTTTATGCCAGTCGTAAGCCTTCTCCCCGTAGTGTCAATGTTTGCCGTTATTATCGCGGTTATTTCTGCAAGTGTCATGAGTAGAAGTCGTTACTGAAATCGTTGTTGAAGTCGCCTATCAATTGAGCGTTGTTCAGCGTCAAAGTGCCGTCAACTCCATCCCAAAGATAGATAAGTTGCTCGGATTGAAGGTTGTCGGGACGCGCTATTGATATTGCTATCTGTAACCTATCAACGCCCGTGATCGTCACGGCAATGGTAAGGTTTGCAAAGGCCGACATGAAAGCAAGGTCTTTCTTTACCGCATCCTCAATTAACACCCGACCCGCACTTGTCAATGCCACTGTATTCAGTGCGTTCTCGGTCAAAGAGTTGAACTGAATGGTTACATCGTTGGGCGCAATAAGGCCATTGCCCCACCAGTCGAAAGCCTGTTCACCTTCGGGTCGTGTTCTGGGAGTAGGGTGCGCGGGGTTGCCTCCGAACATTGCCATGTAGACCATGTTCTCCCATCCGAATGCGGTCGCCACGTCACGGCCACGCAGAAGCATGTCGCCACCATTGCCCGATTCGATAAGAAGGGTATCTACTACTGCCATGCTTGCGTGGATGTCAATGTGATAGGAACTGCCCCGCCTGAATTGCTTACCGCTGCCCTGCCAGTCTGGTCTTTGATGTCAATAGCTACATTCTGCTTGTTGACCGTCTCCATTTTGCTCACCATTGCCTCTTGCTCGGCCTGTTTTGGGTTGACGGCTGCAACGGGTTCGGATTGAGCGACATTAACGCCCATATCTGCCCTGAAATTCTCCAGTCCTTTTGCTGCATTTTCAGCCCAATCAAAGCCTGTCACCTTAGCGATCAGTTGGATGATCTGCTGTAATGGGTTCAACACCGCATCCAGTAGCACCTTGCCGATCATTTTGATTCCCTCCAACATTCCACCACCCTTGAACGCTTCTACTATGTTCGTCCAGTTGTGGTAAATTGACATTATGATAGATAGCACCAATCCAAAGATCGCCAGAGCAGGGCTGAACACTGCCGCAATGATTGCGCCCACAGCTATCAAAGCTGCGCCAAATTGATTCCAGTAGCTTATGGCGACCACCACCACCGCGATAAGTGCGGCAATACCTATCACCATCAGCCCCATCGGATTTGCGGCCATCGCTGCGTTCAATGTTGTTTGTGCGATTGCAAGCGCGGCCTGCGCAAATGTAAGCCCCTGCGTTGATGCCGTGTACTTGATCATGTCGATCAGAAACAACCCGTTCGCAATAGCATTGTAAACCACCAACGCGCCTTTAGTTAACAGTATCGCAGCTTTCCACGCAAGCATTACAGCTATCGCAGTGCCAACGGCTTTGACTATGCCTCCAAGGTTATCGGTCACGAATGCGATTACTGACTTAACAGAGTTCAGTGATGAACTCGCTTGGTCGCTGCCAGTTATCATGTTGACCCATGCGGCCTTTAACTCGTCCAGTCTGACGGCCAATGTGTTGGAATTGATAGCAGCGGCTTTCTGTGCCTCCGTTGTTGCGGTTACTCCTGCCGTGAAGTCTTGAAACGTGCCTATGTTATCCAATAAGATCATCCCTGCGGTCTTATTCTCAAGTCCGAACATTTTGGATATGAGCGCGTCTTTGTCTTTCGCGCTTGTCAGTTTGTCCAGTTGCGCCTTTGCCTCCGTCAATGCCGAATTTATCTCAAATTGACCGCTTGCGTATCCGACACCCGCCTCTTGCAATTTCGATACTGCACCGCGTAGTTTAGTACCCGCCTCCGCACCAAGTATTGACTTCTGCGCGAGGGTCTGGATCAAACCAACAGACTGCTCTAATGTGATATTAGAAGCCTTTGCGGTCGCTCCAAAGTTCTTAAATGCCTCTGATGTCTGTTCGATGTTGGCTGCACCTACTGCCTGACCCGCTGCAAGTACATTGATAGTCCTATCTGCTTCTGTTGCTGCGAAGTTAAACTGGTTCATTATGCCGACAAGGTTTTCAGCACTTGCCCCCAGCTCCATACCGCTTGCCTTTGCCAACGTTATTGACGCTGCCGATACTGCGCTTAGACCGTCTGCCGTTTCTGCAAATGTCGCATTAAGCCCCGCGATCTTCTCGAAGGATTGCGCGACCTCGATGGTACTTTTACGCGTAGTTGTGGCGACCGATGTTATTGCATCCTGATACGCCTTGAACTCCGTATCTGTGGCATCCGAAACGATCGTTCTGAAACTCGCTACCGCTGTCTCATAGTCTTTAAGCGACTGTGCGGAAAACACAACCCCGCCAACTACTGCCGCGCTTATAGCTGCTGCACTTGCGAAGGATAGAAATTCCTTCATTGCCCCACCTATGGCGGGTGTAAGTCTGTTGAATGCCCTATCTGCTCTTGCAACGGCCACCTCCGCCTTTGAAGCGAATGATTGCGTGGCCTGTGTCATTGCGCGAAGTGGCGCACTGAACTTATCTATCGCGGTGAATATGGTGGGAACGGTTAGCGCGGCCATTGTCTATTTGTCTTTCGGCTTTAACGATGCGCTCACCTCTTTCACGTCATTGTACCAGTATTCTAATCCATGATGATCACGACTGTCAAGGTATAGGCTATCAATCTTATCAGGTGTCCAGTGATGCTCTCTGACAACAGATTTTATCATGTTGTCGATACTCTCACCGCTTAGAAGAAAAAACCCGCCACAGCTGTTGAAATCCTGTAATCTTTACGGTCAATGTTTTTGATCAGCGCGTTCGGCTTCTGTGTCAAAGTTGCAACATAGGCCAGTACCATGCCGTGAATGTCATCGGCTTTGAACTCTTTGAGGCGGCTTGCGGGGTCGCCTACTGAAAGACGTGCCTTGTAAGTCAACTCCGTAACTCCCTCCAAAGGGTAAAGGAGTTTCTGCGTAAGCGTAAAGTCCTCATTAACGACCAATAGGCCATCACAGATGGCATCGGTAAGTAGTTCGATATCACTTTTAGACGCGGCCTGTTTGGAGGCCATTACTTTAGTGCCGTCCAACCACTTTTGAACTTCAGCCTGTGCTACTTCTATCGCTACCATTACGCTTGTTTTTCCATTTTACCACCTCCACTCACTTTCAATGTCATGCTTGGGCTGTTACCGTTAGCTTGTATATCTCCAACTGGTGAGCCTTTACCCGCATAGATCGCGCCATTGATAAGCGACATTGTCCAGTCGGCTTCCACAGGTGATTCAGCAAGTGCGGTCAGTTTCTCCAAGTCCTCATCAGTTATGGCGTCCCATGCTATCATTACTTCAAACGACCAACGCACACGGTTAAGCTGTCGGATAGTACGACCGCCACCGTCCACCATGTTTGCATCATCTGCGCCACGGAAACCGCCAAGGTCAAAGGTTGAATCTTCACCAGATTTAGGAAAGAAAGTACCGCTGCCCAATGTGTCGTGAGCGTAAGTCACTTCAAGTATATCACCACCTACTGCTGCCATGTCTGTTAGATTCCGAAGTTAAAACCTGCCTCTGCTGTCGTGGAGGCGATACGTGTAAATGATGAACGCTTGTATCTGAAGAACGTCTCCAAGCGGTCGGGGTTCGTTGTTGAAACGTTGACCGTCAAAGATTCTTTCATGAATGCAGGGTCACTGATCAAAGCCCTGACAGAAAGGTTATCTGCGTAGCTGTTCAATACCTGTTTCCATGTCTTCGGCTTTATCACCTTTGATGCGGTAACGGTATCTGTGTCGTTCGCAATTGCATGGTCAACCACATTGGTCAACTCGCGCAACCAATAACCGTAACGGACATTAAAGTCTATCATCAGGTTACGGCAGTATCTGAACTGTGGCGGTATCTCTCCAACAGGATGATACGTGGTAACGAAATCCTGAACCTGATAACGACCTGCCACAAGGTCAACAGTTGAACATCCTTTTTTAACAATCGAGTCACGGTCATCGTATGCCGACATTACACCTATGCTCAATGGCGTAGGCATGTCGGGGTAAGACTGACCCGCTACATCCAAATGCGGGGTATCCTGCACCTGACGGGCGAACAATGCCACCATATTAGCGGCAGCTTCAAATGTGAACCCTGCCGAAAGTGGCGCGGGTGCAATTGCAATGGTCACATTGGCTTTCCTTGCATCTGTGATAGATGAAGGGTCTGCCGCTGTTGAACCTGTTACCGCGATGAATGGCTTGAAAACAATGCCTGAATAACGACCTGTCGGGGCGTTCGGGTCTGGGATACCGTTAAACGCTTCCAGTGCCGACATTACGGTGGTGTTCGTGGAGTATCCATTGATCACAATGGTATTCCACTCGTTACCGAATTGGGTAAGTGCTGCTGAAATGCTTGGAGTTCCCGCTCCTGATGCTGTTGAAACGACCGCGTAAGTAATTCCAAGGTCGTTGCCGTTCGTGTCAACCGTGATGGTCAATTCATCTGCCGTTGCGCCTTTCCATTTTGAAGTAAAGACACCCTCATACGTGGTATCGGTCGCAATGACTGGTGCGCCAATTACGTTATTGACCGCATCAACCATTTTAGCGGTGATGTCGTCCGTAGTGTCGCCAGTTACAATGCTGATGTCGTAAAATTCAGCATCAACACCCGCGCGGCCTCCGATTTTCAGAGTGTGTGTACCGTTTCCAGTAGCTACACCAGATGGGGTAACTTCCAATACTTTGGCCGATGCCCCTGATGCCTCCGCTTGTGCGTAAACGATTGTAGGGATACCGCCTATTCCGCCACCGAAAACAGGGCGGAGGATACGCATGATGTGGTAAATCGGTGAGCCGAAACCGTAAAGATTACCAGCTTGTGCGGCTGAAGTGATCTCTGTTGCATCGGTATCGAGGCCAGATTGATTTGCCGCGTTAGCTTCGGCAAGTATCGCAACCCGCATCGGCAGGTTAGGAGTTGAATTGGAGAAGTCTCCTTTGGTCAGTTTGTAGCCTACTATGCGGCTAATCCTTTCCAAACCTACTGCATCAGATGCCATGTCTTTAGATTTGGGGGCAAAACAACGGATAAGGGCATCGAAGGGGTAAATGTTTCCGATTTTTCGTACATTAGCGGCATGATTAGAATAGGCATTATCATACCCGACCGAGGCGACCGACCCTCATTCCTTGCCAACTGCCTACGAATGATGCGCGGTCAGACCTTGCACCCCGTTGGTATTGCGCTGATGAACTTTGCGCCACGGTCATACGACAAGGATATTACCGTAAGATACCGAGAAGGGTACGACCGATGGCGGGGTGATTCGTGTGATGTTGTCGCATTCATTGAGAATGACGATTACTACGCGCCCGACTACTTGGAAAAGATGGCGGAGGCATGGGATAATGCGGGGCGACCTGACATATTCGGCACAGATAGAACTATCTACTACAATCTGAACGAACGCGCTTGGAAGGTGATGCTGCACTCGCGAAGATCATCGGCAATGTCAACATTCATCAAACCTAATTTGCCGCTTACATGGCCTGTTGATAATGACCCATACACTGACATACATCTTTGGCGTACAGTTAATGGCATAACGCATACATTTGACCCACCTATCTGCATCGGCATTAAGCACGGTGTCGGATTATGCGGAGGACGGATGCACGTTGATCAATTAGACCGACTTGAACATAAAGACCATGACCATGCACAACTTCGGCAATGGATGGATGATGAATCGTTCAAATTCTACTCATGCGCTACTTTGAAATAGTCGCACTTTCCGTAGGTGGGCGCGGTAATCGCATACACAATAGTGGATCCGTAGTGCGTGAGGATGCTTTCGTACCTAATTCGGTCAATGAACTGGTGCGTAAAGGCTCAATAAAGTTGGTCAAAGGGGTGGGCGGTGGCACATATGAAGCTCCAGAACGGTTCAAAGTGGCAATAATTACCGCCATGTGGAAGCGTCCAGGGGTATTCAAAGCATTCAGTCAGCTTACAAATGACATGATAAATGCAGTTTCTGAAGTTGATTTTCAAGTGTTCTGTGTAGGTTCAGAGGGTGAAGTATCCAAAAATCTGGCCGAATCGTTCGGATTCACCTACATTGAGCATTCAAATGACTTTTTGGGGCAGAAATGGAACGCAGTTGTGAAAGCTGCGCGGTCATTTTCGCCCGATTATTGCATGATGATGGGGTCGGATGATGTGATGGATGCGGTTTTGTTCAGGCGTTACTTGCCGTATATGCGCAACGGCATTGATTATATCGGCACATTGGACTGGTATTTTTACGACACCACATCTAAAACTTCGCTTTATTGGGCGGGATACCGTAAGAACTTCAATCGCGGGGTTACTTGTGGCGCGGGTCGTTTCATGTCGGCAACTTTGCTAAACGCTTTGGACTGGCAACCGTGGGAGACTGACCGATTGCATAATCTGCTCGATACATCAATGGAGAACAGATTGAAGGCAATACCGCATTCCCGCGCATCTTTTGTTATCGGTGATGGTGGCGGTATAGGATTAGACATTAAGAGTTCTACCAACATGACACCGTTTGCAGAATGGGATAATGCTTGGAAGATACCGAATGAAAAAGTATTCGGACATTTCACCCCGCAACAAAAGAAGCTGATATGTGCGGTTTAGTCGGGTCATTCAATGCGCCAATGACTTCGGGTCGTTCACTGGAACATCGAGGCACTGTTCACGGCCTTGACACGTGGCACGGTGATCTGAAAGTAAGGTTCCACCGTTTGCCTATCACTGGCGGGTCGTCTAACCCGTACACTGGTAAGAATTACACGGTGTGGCTCGTTGGTGAGATATACAACTACAAGGAATTAGGCCATGTGCTTGCCGAAGATTCAGACGTTGAGGCAGTCGCGCATGAGTTTGACGCTTACGGATTAAAGCCAGAACGGCTGAACGGTATGTTCATCATACTTGCTTACGACCATACAAGCGGGGCGGCCTACATTATCCGCGACAGGTTCGGGGTTAAGCAATGCTACATAAGGCGTAAGGGTGTAGGCTTTCAATTCGCGTCAGAACCAAAGGCGTTTGAGCAACTGGAAGAGGATCCATTTGGAGTAGAACAGTTTGAAGCATTCACCAACATATTCACGGGTGGCACTATGTTCAAAGGTGTCGAGCATGTGAAAGCGGGGTGCATATTCAACTTGGACAACGGGCAAGAAACGAGATACCACAATTGGGATTCAGTCAGTGAGGACATTCGGTTTTATGAGGCGACTGAAGAAGTGAACCGATTACTTGAAGCGTCCGTAATGCGGCAACACCAACACGGTAGGCCAAAGGTCGGGCTATTGCTTTCAGGCGGCATGGATTCGGGTTATATCGCACAGGTGACGGGTTGCGATTCCTTTACCGCTGCAATGGAAGTTGACGAAACACAGTTGGCGGTACTGCAAGCGAAAGGACGGCATTACGTTCAATCTTTGCCATTACGTGAACGGTCACACTACTTGCAAGAATCAATGCGATACTTGGACGATCCTCGCTTGGGTGCATCATGGTCTAATTACGCCATGTACGAACTGGCGGCTAAACACGTCACGGTCGTAATGGATGGATCGGGGGCTGATGAACTTTTTGGCGGCTATATGTGGCGTTACACCGCTACTGATTATGCCGATGTATTGAACAGGTCGGGGCAACAATTGAGCGATAACATGAAGGACGTTATACGCACCGTATTTCCGAAAGACGGACTGCGCGAACGGTTACGATTTGACATAGAGCATTTCATGCAGGGGTTGTTCATCGTATCCGACAGAATGAGCATGGCGCACACTGTGGAGGCGCGGGTTCCATTTTGTGACAATGACCTTTGGGAGTTTGTAATGCGCCTACCTTTGGAACTTCGACACGGTAAAAACCTGTTCAGATTCAATAAGCACATTCACCCAGATGTTCGTACTGCGCCTAAACGCGGTTTCACTTCGGGCGAATACTTGGACAGGGCGAACGGCAACAGAGAATGGATAAAAGACTGCGTTCAACTTTGGCGAATAAATAACTTCTGATCATGCAAGACCTATACAGCGAAGAACAACGGTTCGACCCATCAAACGACATTCACCCGACCGCGATCATTTACGATTGCGTGGATATTGGAAAAGGAAATAAGATAGGCGCGTATGCTGTTATCGGCTCTAATGGTGAGATTCGCAACTGCAAAGAGTTCAATGGTCGTGTGGCAATTGGTGACGGGAACGTAATTTCAGAACACGTAACAATTCAAAGGCCATCTGCCGAAGATGCGGCCACGTACATAGGTAGCCGTAACCTTATCATGGCGCATTCACACATCGGGCATGATGCTATAATTGGAAACGATACCGAGATATGTACCACGTCCGTGATCGGAGGGTATGCCATAGTGAAAGACGGGGCAAAGATCAAACTTCACTGTGTCGTTCGTAACCGCATTACGATAGGTGTAGGGGCTATTGTCGGAATGGGATCAGTAGTAACGAAAGACGTGGCAGATGGCGCGGTCGTGTATGGTAATCCAGCAAAACAAAAAGCATGAAAAGACTTTTGGCAATTTCGGTAATACTTCTTTCGGGCTGCTCAAATGCACCACGCCCCGTCAATGTTTCAACAATGGCTCACAAATGTGTTCTGCCATTACTGAAATCACCGTCTACTGCTGAATTTTCAAACTACGGTCAAGAGGCTATCATACAACTGAATGACAGCACTTGGATGGTTGATGGACACTTGGACTCTGAAAACGGTTTTGGGGCATCTGTGCGGTCGCAATTCGTTTGCGTTATCACTTATCGCGGTGACATGGTGTTCTGCAATGATGTTTTGGTTTTCTGAATATGAAACTGGCCGCTTGCTTCACCGTCTATAATGGCCTTGAACTGTTGCCTGATTCATTGGCTGCAATTACCCCGCATGTTGACGGAGTTATCTGCGCTTTTCAGAACGTGTCGAATAAAGGCGAAGTGAACCCATACGTTGGTGAATACTGCGAAGGCTTGGGCATGGATTGTATAGAGTTCGTGCCTGATCTTACCGTCAACACAAAGGCTAACGAACGCGCAAAGCACGACCTGATGCTGCAATACGCCAAAGCGCAGGGATACACCCATGCGATAATGATGGCGACCGATCATTTCTACTCGCCTGAACATATCGAATTTGCAAAGGCCGATGTGATTGCGAATGATTGGGATGTTACCGCAACAGCAATGCACACCTACTATAAGCGTCCGACATGGCGAGTTGAACCAATGGAGGACTACTACATGCCCTTCATTATTTCGCTACGTCCAGAAACAAAGATTGAACGCGCACCTTCTTTTCCTTGGCATGTTGACCCATCCGTCCAAGTGAATACTTGCCAAAGACATCGGCTATACACACCAGATGAAGTTTTGCTACACCATTACTCAATGATACGTGTTGACATTTCCGAGAAGTTCAGAAACGCAGCGGCTTCGATTCGATGGAAACCAGAACAGGTTGCCGCGTTTATTTCGGAGTTTGAATGCGCAAAGTTGGGCGATTCCATTAGCTACTTCAAAGGTAGGACTTTGGTGGAGGCTTCTAATTACTTCCATCTTTAACAATAAAGCACACCGCGTCTATTCAAGCAACTCTATTAGAGTAACCTGTTTAGCGTCCTAAGCTGTGTAGTGTAACTCTTCGGGAGGCCATGCAAACTTTGCAACTCCGACCAACCTAAGCTAAATTGGCTTTTCTCTATTCACCAATTCAGCACCACTATACGCCCTTTACTTAATCCCCCTTAGAGTGAGGGTTTGCTTTTAATGACCGAGTTGACACGCGGAGGTCATTGCTCGGATTGGGGCTGCTCAAGATGTCAAAGTGGTTGAGGTGGTTTGCTCTGCTAAAAGCTAAGGGTCAACCGATGTAACACCCTTTTATGTCTGTCCTGTAAAAGCGGGGGCAGCTTTCGCATACCCCCTATGCCTTTAGCAGAGACGCGACAAATCTAATCATTTTACTCTGCCCAATACAACATCTGCATAATCTGCCCAAGTAAAATCTTTTGCCTTTAATTCCTTGCCCACCTTGTCAAGTAGAATGTCTTTGATGGCAATGTTGTAAACACGGCAGTCAAAAAGGTGGTTCTGAACATTGCTATCCTTCTTTTCCCACTTAGTGCCTTTCGGTTCGCCCGTTGCCGATGTTTCGGTTACGCGCTTTTCCGCCTCGAAGTGGCTAAAGAAATTCGTGTACTGGTATAGCCCATTTTCTGACCGTGGAAAGTTCATGAAACCCGACGGCTGCGGATCGCCTGATCCTTGATTCCATTTCAACCCCATCATCTGCGCCAGTTGGTCTTTCAATAGGTTCGGCTCAAGGATGAACATCTTTGCGCGTTCACGGGCGGGTTTGAATGTTTTGGCATCACGGGTGTATGGAGTGAACGCACGACCCGCCACCACGTCACCTTTTACCGCGAACATAAGGCGGTTGTGCTCGTCCACGTATGGGTAAACATATTCGCTAAGGTGTCCACAGTCAACACCTCCGATTATGGCTTGCATCTTTCGCCCCGTGTCGGTATTGAAAACAGTATCGAACACCTTTGTAAATTCAGGCCATACGCTCCACTGTGATGCTTTTCGATACGTCCAGCGTTGTCTATCTGCTCCCTGCCCCCGTTCGCGCGGTACAAACGTTCCTATTGACCCGTGCGCTACTGAATAGGTCGCCCCACTCTCTGACCACGCCACGACCTCCCAGTCCAAACGGGCATCGTCCTCCTTGCCGTTGAGGTCGGCCCCTAACGTCAAGGTAATAATCTTGCCGTTGCCATCCTTAACGCTTAGGCTTTCGGGTATCGTGTATGGTACATAGTCCCGTTGATTCCTTTGCAGGTCGGAGGCTTTCAACTCGACCGCCTCATCCTCATACGTCTGACCCAGCACCACGTTGACAAACGTTTGATGCTTGCGGGCATCCCTTACCGCGCCCGCTGGATTGGCTTTCACATACTCATTGACGTAGTGCCGCCAGTCGAACATCCCCACGGGTGCGTAAAGTGCGCTGATGTGATAGGAATAATACCCTTCGGTCGATGGCTCGGATGTTGGTATCCAAATACCACCTTCCAAAAGTTCCTGTTTTCCGCTGTCATCAAAGAACCCCCCGCATGATTGGCAGATGTATCCAACGCTGTCGTGTATCAACTTTTGCGCCTCATCCAGTTTCCACGTTATACCCGCCTTTTCCGTTTCGCTGCCCGTCAATTTTACCTCCCATTCCAATGGTATCCGTTCACCGCAGCACGGACATTCAACATTATACCGCCTTTGATCGCCAAGTAGGTAAGTCTCCTCAATGATTGACTGACCCTTTATCTGTGGCGTTGACACGTAGAAGATCTTACGCTTCATCGCGTAGGCTGCCGCACGTTGTTCAATCAAGGCCATAGTATTACCTGTGTCCTTGCCGCTTTTCTTGGCAGCATCCGCATCATCAACAATAATAACGCGCACGTCTCGCTGTCTAAGCAGGTTGTGATTAGTTGCCGAACCACTCCAAAGCGTACCCCCTGCAAATTCCTTTGTGCTATCGGTGTCGCCCGTTCTACTGTTCTTTGCTCGAAGTGTTGATGGCCTGATCAGGTGACGGATACCGCAAGCGTCTATCATCTGGTCAATCTTCACCATCGCTTCTTTACTTAGGTCGGCATGACCTGTCATAAATAGCATGTTTGAAGGCTCCTGCGCCATTGTATAACCGATGGCAGGGGTCAGAACCCCCGCACTTACCCCGATCTGCGCACCTTTCATTACTGAAATGGTATGTGCTGGGTGGTCTTTTCCTAAACAGTCAATGATCTCGCGTAGGTATGGCGACCGTCTGTAACGATATGGCCCTGCAAAAGCCGAACCCTGTGGCATTACCATGTTGGCCTCGTACCATTCTGACGGCTTCAAATTGCTTAATTGCAACCTGCACGCGTCCAGAACCCTATCGAATTGCAGTGTGTAGTCGCTCATCCTATCCGTTCGCCACGTCCACGGGTATCTGAATATTCCAAAGTTAAACGCCTTACCCCTTTCTTTGCCTCACCTACACCCTTATCAGTGGCAGAGTTGATAACGTCCACTACTCTTTTCCGTAGGTCTGCCGTCTGTTGCTTGCTCATTTTTGCCGCATGGCTCACCTCCCTAACGATGTCCTCAAGTTCGTCACTGAACGCGGTCTGCATTGCTTTTGAGAATAGCACGAATACAGGGGTCACAAGGTCAATAGGCAACAACTCACCGCGTAGCTTTTCCTTTCGCATACGGAGCAGTTCAGTTTCTTCAACCAACTTATCCGCCCTTAGCGCGTCAAGGTCAGAACTGCTCATTCCGCTACCAACTCTTGCAGCCAATTGCTCAAATGATTCCGTCTCGATCTCTGGCACGTTGCGCGGTGTCCTTGGTTTACGCCCGACCCTCTTTCCGTTCTGCATTCTGTCCACTCTTGCGGCTAAGTATTTCACATTGATAGGATGGTCGGTGTCAATGTATCCGTCAACTTCTATCAAAGCCCCTAAATTAACCTGTTTGCGCACTACTTCGGCTGTGCATCCGAGTTGTTTTCGTAATTGAACGCGTGTTAATTGTGGCATGTGCCGTGAAATACAAATTAAATAAGCCTAACCTATGTAA